TTCAAGTTCGTGTAACTCTTCTATTGTGTGCCTTTTCATTGGCTCAGATGTATTTGGATCGGCAAGAAGTTCCTTGTCGTGTTGAATGTGGTCTTCTATGGTTTTCATAATTTTGCCTCCGTGTACAGTATGTACATTAGTATTTATGTGCTAATTTAAATGTTAAACTCCTCCAAGTGGAAGTATAGAGTTAGTTCCTGTGGTGGTATACTTTCCATCTTCTCTTCTAACAGGGAAAGGTTGAATCTTATCATTACCACTACTTACTGGTTCATTCTCAGATGATTTGACTGGGAAATACCCATAAGAATCACGGATTAAATGTAAGGTAGTTTCACAAGCATTTGGTTTTAAGTTATGTTGCAATGCAGAGATTAGATAATTTCCACTTGCACTCTCATTACTTCTGTCCATTTCCTTTGTTGTCCGACCTCTTAATTTAGGAAACTCACAATTTATTATATCACCTACTTTGAGGTTTGTGTTTAATGGAACCTGAATATTCAATGATTGTGCAAATAAATTGTTGTACCTCGCAGCTGCCTTTGCCTGATCTGCAAAATCTCTACCTGAATACTCAAGTCCTAATTCTCCTATTCCCATAACACCGTGATCGGAAACCCTTGCAAATAATCTACTTACGTGATCTCTTAATTTTACAACCTCTTCTGTTTTAGTTTTCTCTTCTTTATTACCTAATCTTTCTTCTAAGTTATCTGATAGTTTATAATTGTAAACAGAAAATAATTGATTTATTGGATTGAAAAAGATTGTACTACTTGCAAACTGCCCCACACTCAGTGCTTTTCTCATATCAATATTTTTATTTACATAAAACTCACTGATTACATAATTTTCATCAAGGTTGTATAAATTCCTAGATGCATTATTCCCTCTGTAAATGTAAGGGCCATGTATTTCACTTCCTTGAATTTTTGCATTGGCATTAGATGCACCTATTTTTGTTCTTGAAACTAAAGAGTTTAAACTTCTAAAATTAAATCCATTCTGATTTTCATAGAATAAAAATCCAACAGTTCCCACTGCTTTCCCTTGCTTACCACTACCACTTACATTTGATTTAGAACTGTCAACTGATTTTGGACACAACCATTGAATAACATGAAAAGGTTTTTTTGTATTACCAATGAACTCATATGAGTTGTTTACCTTTTCAATCACAGCAATTTTTTCATCTCCCACACGTAATGTATTTTTTAAAATATCTCTAACATGCTCATCTATTGTAGAACTCTTATATCTTTTCATACACCTTGAAGTTTCATTTGAAAAATGTTCTAAAGATGTTATGTGTAAAGTAAATTCCTGTGCTGTTGCAGGCTGTTTTACATCTGCAACCTTATAAACATAAAGTTCTCCAGAACCTGGCGTTATCTTACCATCAGAATCAACTTTACCAAATTTAAAGTTACCAGCAAGAGTATCCATATCTATCGCAATCATCTCACCACCACGAATCGGTAAACCATTTACCATATCAACATCAAATCTACAAGTCATTGTCATCGTTATGACAGGACTAGTTAAACTTTCATAGTACTTTGTAAATTGAAGTCCACTCGTGAGATCAAATGGTTTTGATTTTGTACCATCATCACTTATACCTGAACGTTGTATTAAAACGTGATTATATTTAAGAACTTGATTTGATAGAGCCATTAACCTGCACTAAGTTTAGATAAGAATACCATGTCACCTATATTTAACTGATCAGTATTAAAAGCAACACTAGAAGAGGAACTCGATGAAACATTTGGAATGTTAAGTGGGCCTCCTTGTTGCTCATTATCTAAATTCATCGGAACAATAATGTTATTTGCTTGATTATTTTGTGCCTCTTTCAATCTCATTATCTTTCGATTCCTTTCCTTTTGAAATGATTTAAATTTTGGAGCACTAGGTTCACTTATAAAGAGTCTCATCTTAGAAGGATCATCTGCATTTATAATATTGTTGACAGCAATTCCTAGATCAATAAGACTAGTGACAATATTATTCTTTAAATTAACTATTTGTGTACCCTCACTAAACGCACCAAAAAGTTCGTAAAGAAACAATGGTATTTTGACAAAAGGATTATTTATAGTTTTACCAATAAGTGATGTTGTTCCTCTAGGAAGAAAATCTCTAAGTCTAGAAGTTGTGAATTTAACTCCACCAGGCCTCATTCTTTTAAAAAATTTAGCTAAAGCACCAGATCTAACTGGATTAGTAGATATCGTACTAGTTCTTCTCTGTCCAACCCTTTTCATTGGATCTGATATTGTTTCACCCTCAGTGAATCTTCTAAATGAATCAACGTTTAATTGATTTTTACCAGATCTGAAGTTTAAGATTGCATCATCAATTTGATCTGCAGTTGCACCTCCGAACACTCTTTGATTAAGAAAATCCATCCCTATATCAGAACCAGTTAATCCTCTTGTAGATGTTGTTACTTTTTTATCAACTGTTTTACCTATATCAAAAAAATCTTTGATATTAAATTTTCCTCCTTGAAGTTTCTTCTCAAATTTAGATACATCATCCAGAGGAAGACCTAGTTTTTTAAGAGTGTCATCTATTGTATCTCCTTTAAAAAGTGGATTGTCCTTTCCTATTGCCTCATTTAATTTTTTTAAAAAATCATCTCCCAATTTTGCATTCTTTTTAACAAGACTATCTTGATTCGTAAAAAACTTTTTAACTATTTCTTTTTCTTTCCTAATAACGTCACTAGTAACCTCTTGAGAGAATGTAATCCTACTTCTCGTAGGATTAATTTTTGATTTTTTTAATGCCTCTGCTTTCTTTGGATCTGCTTTTGCCTCTTCAATTCTTGTTCCAATATCTTTTGTATATCCTGGTCTATACTTATTAAAAAAACCTTTATCAGACCTAGTACGATCAAGTCTTCTTTTTGTATTTTTCCTTTGGACTGCACGTATATCTGTTTTACTAGCTGTTTTACGCACGTTGCCAGGTGTAGTAGACTGGATTGGTCGTTTACCTGGTATGATTCCTGATTCAAAAAATTTAGGATCGTCCTTTCTTTTTCTTAATGCCAATAAAGCACCAATACCAAAAGCAGCAAAACCGCCAGCAGCAGCTGGTACAAATTTTTTAATACTCTGTCCTATTCCTGATTCTTTTCCTTTTAATTCTTTTGTTTCGAATTTAATAAATTTTAAAAATTTATCAAATTCACTTCGCTTATTGAATCGTAAAGATCCTATGGCGGGTTTTCCGATTAATGGATTTAATTTTTCCATATAATTATCCTATGATTCCCAAAGAATTTCTGTTAATAATATTAAACATATTGTCTCTGTCAAATGGATCATGAATTTGATGTGTAGGTGAACTACCATCAGACACTCTACGATCATCTCTAATTAATCCCCCATTTGAACCAGTATTCATAGGGAGCATTGCAACTTTATTACCACCTCTACCAAGGTTTGCAGAATTATCAGTCTTTGTTTTACTTATATTTGGTAAACCTTTTATAATATTTGATCCACCGCTAATTGCATCTACGAATTGTTTTCTTTTATCTTCATCACTACCAAAACCTTCTACTGGATCTCCACCGCTAATTGCATCTATGAATTGTTTTCTTTTATCTTCATCACTACCAAAACCTTCTACTGGATCTCCACCCATCTCAAGAAATTTGAGAACATCTTGCACGAATTGAAATTGATCGGGACTAACATCATCCTCTTTAACCTGACTAAGAAGATTTCTTACTAATCCAATATCTCCTATCTCACCAAATTGAGTGAGAGATTGTTTGATTGCTTCTAATCTATCCTTTCCTGTCAACTCTCCAACATCTACAGGAAAAAGTGCATCAGGACTTATAAAACTACCTAACCTTTCCCTACCAAAATTTTTTATAAGTTTTCCGATAGTATCGAAGGGGTTTTGGATAAACTTTATAGGGCCCACCTGATTCATAGGTAGTTGAGTTTTACCAGTTTGTAAAAATTTAATTCTACGATCTAGTGAATCTATCTTTCTTTTGGTCTGTACATCTTGTTTTCCAGTTAATAATTTTTGTCTTTGATCTTCTAAAGTTGATATTTCTTCATTAACAGCTGCCTCTCTTGCTTGAAATTCTGTTTTTCCTTCTTGAGTTAATTCTTTGGTTCTTAATCTAACTCTTTCCTGACTCTCAATTCTAAGTTCCCTATCTTCTCCTGTTGCTAATTTATCAAAAACAACATCTTCAATCAGATTAGATAAAAATTTAGTAATTCCTGATGCCCTATCACTGAAAAATTCAATGATCTTATCCTTAAATGCAAATAATAATCCTCCTATTCCACCAACTGCAAGTAACCCTAAGAAACCTTTTATAAAGGGAAGTGCTAGTAAAGCAAGACCACCAGCTAATCCTTTTATACCACCAAAAATTTTTCCTATTATACCAAAAACACCATCCTTTCCTTTTATAGAGTCTTTCAAAACTTTAGCTATTCCAAAAGTATCTACCATAGAATCTCTAACTGTCTTCATACTTTTCTTTAAGATCTTAGAATTTTTCTTTGATCCAAAAAAATCAACATAGTTGATTCCAAATGTTTGTTCTTTTGTTAGATCTGGTGATGACCTTATAATCGATTGTGTATTTGTTTGTGTACCCCTAATGGAAGTTCTTGCAGCAGAAAATAATCCTGCAGCTGCATTACTTGTAACTCTTCTTGGTGAAATATTAGGTGTTATCATTTACATATTCGATTGTTGTGCTTTTAAATTTTGCTCTTCAATGTATTGATTTAATAGTCCAACATATATGTCTCTCTCCCAAGGCATCATGTTTTCAATTTCAGTCAAACTATATTTATGATGTTGCATCATGGAAAAGTTAAGTTTGAAATATGACTCAAGACTTATATGAGCCATAACTACCCGAAAAAACTCGTTAATCCCTCCAACGTCACTTCACTTTCAACTTCTGTATTTGGATTAACCACTTTGACTGTATGCTTTAATCTAGGCATAGTCTCAAAGAATTTTTCAACTTCTTTAAATTGACTTGAATTTAAAGTTTCCAACCAACTATTCAATTCCTTTTTAGTGCAATCAGATGCTGCCCAAGATTCATCTGCGTTAAATACAACATCAATACATGATGCGATTATATCCATAGAATCCTGAAATGACATCTCTTTAGTTGAGAAATCAAAATTATTTTGTATAAATTGATTCAACGATGGGTACTTCATTCTAAGAGTTAAATTTTCATCTAATTTAACATCACGACTATGATCTTTTTGTTTTTCAACTTTTATCTCATCAATATAAATTTTAGATTCAATTGTAGTCTTACCATCATCAGGACAAGTTATTAAAACATCTAATGATTCACCTACAGATTTTCCTCTTATATTTAAGAAAACATATTCAATATCAAATGTAGGAAGATCATCTACTTTTATTCCTTTCGTTTCAATACAAGCTCTTAAAGTAGATTTAATTGCATCAGTAATTTGCTTTTGATTTTCACTCTCTAGTGCAAGAATTAATATTTTTTCCTCCTTCACAAGGAATGGTCTGTATTTAATTTTCTTTCCCGTTGATGGTAAAACCAATTCATAAGTCGGGGTCGCTATCTTTGG